GATAAGGCTATTCCTTCAGGCAGGGTGTTCATTCACTCTCACTTAGGTGCTACTGACATTGACGATATCTTTGCCAAGCTTAGATATATTATTGTAGGATGTGAATGTAAATGGGTAATCGTTGACCACTTACATATGCTTGTCAATGTTCTCCACGAAGGAGACGAGAGACGAGGTATTGATATGTTGATGAATAGATTACGTAGCTTAGTTGAAGAGACTGGTGTTGGTATGATATTGGTATCCCATTTACGAAGAGCAAGTGGAGACAAGGGACATGAACAAGGTATTGAAGTGTCCCTCTCTCACCTCAAAGGCTCACAAGGTATAGCACAGCTATCGGATTGTGTGATTGCACTAGAGAGAAATCAACAGGCAACTAATCCCGAAGAAGCTAACCTTACCAAGGTTCGTGTACTTAAGTCTAGGTATACTGGAGACACAGGATTAGCTTGTGGTCTAAGATATAACGCTGATACAGGTAGACTGTTTGAAGTATCAGAGGAGGAAACATTTGACAATGAACAATTCTAAAATAATATTTGACATCGAAGCCGATGGCTTAGACCCTACAGTTGTGTGGTGTATCGTAGCTAAAGAATTAAATGGTGCTGTCCATAAGTTTGACAACACTCAGATAGCTGAAGGACTTAAGTTCTTAGAAGCTGCTGATGTATTGATTGGACACAACATCATAGGCTATGATATACCTGTGTTGCAGAAACTGCATGGTGTAGAACTCACTAACAAGTTAGAAGATACACTTGTCATGTCAAGACTATTCAATCCTATCCGTGAGAACGGACATAGTTTGAAGGCTTGGGGATGGCGTGTTGGTTGTTTAAAACAAGAGCAACCTGAAAACTTTGATGAGTTCACACCGGCTATGTTAGATTACTGTGTTCAAGATGTAAGATTAAACGAAGCTGTATACAACCACTTGATAAAAGAAGGTAAGATATTCAGTGAAGAATCTGTTAAGCTTGAGCATGATGTAGCTAAGATAATAAAACAACAAGAGAAGAACGGATTCTTTTTCAATACTCAACAAGCTATGAAACTGTTAGCTGAACTCAAAGACAAACAGTTACAAGTAGAGGATGAAGTACACAGTACTTTCAAACCTAAACTAATGGATGATAAGTTAGTTACACCTTACATTAGAAAAGACGGACAGTTATCTAAACGTGGACTGACAGATACTGAGTATCAAAAATGTTTAGATACAAATAACTTTGAACCTTTTATGAGACAAAAGTTAGTTGACTTTAATCTCGGTAGTCGTAAACAAATAGGAGAATATCTTATTGACTTTGGTTGGAAGCCTAAGAAATTTACACCTACAGGACAACCTATTGTAGATGAAGGTACTCTCAAAAAGATTGAACATATTAGAGAAGCCAAGTTGATTGCAGACTTCTTACTATATCAGAAACGTATAGCACAAGTTACATCTTGGATAGACGAACTCAAAGATGATAGAGTCCATGGTAGTGTAATACCTAATGGAACTATCACAGGTAGAATGACACACAGAAATCCTAACATGGCACAAGTACCTAATGCAGGTAGTCCTTATGGTAAGGAGTGTCGTTCATGTTGGACTATACCTGAAGGACGTAAGCTTGTAGGTATAGATGCTAGTGGACTAGAACTTAGAATGTTAGCCCACTACATGAATGACCCTGAGTATATTGAAGAGGTAGTCAATGGTGACATACATACTACCAATCAGAATCTTGCAGGTCTAAAGACTAGAGACCAAGCCAAGACATTTATATATGCCTTAGTGTATGGTGCAGGAGATGCTAAGATAGGTAGTGTTGCAGGTGGTGGATTGAAGAAAGGTAAAGAACTAAAACAAACTTTCTTTAAGAATCTACCCTCACTAAAAAATCTAAAAGAGAAAGTACAGAAAGCATCTGAACGTGGATACCTTAAAGGTTTGGATGGTCGTAAGATATATGTACGTAGTCAACATGCTGCCCTTAATACTTTATTACAAGGTGGTGGTGCAATAGCAATGAAGAAAGCTATGTGTTTCTTAGATGCTTTAATAAAACTAAATGGTATAGATGCTAAGTTTGTAGCTAACATTCATGACGAATGGCAGATAGAAGTTCCTGAAAAGAATGCTAAATTTGTCGGAGAGCTTGGTGTTAAATCTATTGAACGAGCAAGTGAGCATTTCAAGATGCGTTGTCCATTAACAGGAGAATATAAAATAGGAGAGAATTGGTATGAAACACACTAAAGAACATTCAACAAATAGAAAGGGAGACCTTGCAGAATTTTATGCAGTCACTTGGTTATGGGATAATGGCTATGAAGTATTTAAAAACTGTGGGTGTGATGGGTTCATTGACTTAGTAGCTCGAGACCCTGAAGGACAGGTAACATTAATAGATGTAAAGACTGCTAGAAGAGATTATAGAACTGAGAATTCTTATACATCAAGAACAACAAGAACTGAACAACAAATCAAAGCAGGTGTTAAGTATTTATTATACTTACCTGATACAAGGAAATTAAGATGGGTGAAACATAATGAAAAATAAAAAAGAAAAACTTATTGACAAAACTGAATTGGATAGCTATAATAAATTTACGTCTGAGTCAGGACATTGGTATACTCAAGAGGGAGAACCAATGTATACTATCATCGGTGCTAACGGGAAGGAAAGGAACACAACTCTTAGAGATGCTAAGAAAGAAAAGCTTGTCCCTTCTGTTACTACTATACTAGGTATGATAGCTAAACCTTCACTAGAAAACTGGAAAATAAATCAAGCACTTAACTCTGCTCTTACTTTAGAGAGACAAGAGGGAGAATCTACTGAGTCTTTTACTTATAGATGTAAGCACGATTCTAAAAAGATAGGTATGGAAGCCGCCAAACAAGGTACTAAAATACACTATCAGATTGAGAAAGGTTTCTTAGGTCTAGGTCAAACAAAACCTTACAAGAAAATAAAAGCTTGGCTTGATGAAAACTATCCCGATGAAGAATGGATTGCAGAAGATTCTTTCTGTGCTGATTCAGGGTATGGTGGTAAGATAGATTTATATTCTAAGTCTGGAATCTTTGTTGACTTTAAAACTAAGGATAACTTAGAAGGCAAAGACCCTGCTAAATTAGTATACGATGAACACGGTATGCAGTTGTCTGCTTATGCACAGGGTTGTGGCTTTGATAATCCACAGAGAGTTTCTATCTTTGTTGACAGGAAAGACACAGGTTTAATCTCATGTCATATATGGAATGATGAATCCCATGCAAGACATCTAGGTATGTTTAATAGTATATTAGATTACTGGAAGCTAGTTAAAAACTACGACTCCTCTATTGATAATGCCTAGTAGAGTACCGAGAAAACCTAGACCTAAAAAGACAGGTGTCCCTAAAGGGTATGATAGTATTTGGGAATACGAGATACATCAAACCCTTCTCAAGGACTGGAAACATCATTGGGATAACATAGACTATATAGTTAAGCATAAATATGAGCCTGACTTTGTTAAGATAATAGATAAGAAAACTATTTTAATCGAAGCTAAAGGCAGGTTTTGGGACTATGCAGAGTATAGTAAGTACATACATATACGGAAGGCTTTGCCTAAAGGTTACGAGTTAGTGTTCTTGTTTCAGAAACCTTTTGCACCTATGCCTCAAGCTAAGAAAAGAAAGGATGGAACTAAAAGAACTCACGCTGAGTGGGCAGAGAAAAATAATTTTACATGGTATAACGAAGAGAGTTTACCAAAAGAATGGAGAAGCTGTGAACTATAAATTTAACGAAGATAAAATATTAAACGAAGTAAAGGCGTATGTAGGTAACACCTATGACCAACACTATGCTAATGGTAAGTACCAAGCAACAGATATGATAATTGATTCAGGATGTGGTGAAGGTTTCTGTCTTGGTAACATCATGAAGTATGCTATGAGGTTTGGAAAAAAAGATGGAAAGAACAATTTAGACTTGTATAAAATTATACATTATGCTATAATAGCTATTCATGTCAACAACAAGGAACAAGATAATGACTGAAGATAAAACAGGAACTAAGCCTTACTTAGGAATTGAAATAGATTACGACAAAGAAAAAACATTTGACAAATTTAGTTTAGATACACTCAAGGATAGATATTTTTGGGAAGGAGAAACACATGCACAAGAAGCCCTCGGAAGAGCATCAGTCTACGGAGCAACCTACAAAGGCGAGACAGATTTTGAGTTGGCTCAAAGACTTTATAACTACAGTTCCTCTAGGTGGTTCATGTTTAGCACTCCTATACTTAGTAACGGGGGAACAAGTCGTGGGCTTCCTATCAGTTGTTTCCTTAATTATGTTCCTGATAGTCGGGGTGGTTTATCTGCTCACTATGACGAGAATATTTGGTTGGCAAGTTCAGGTGGAGGCATCGGTGGATATTGGGGTGATATTAGGAGCAACGGTGTTTCTACTACTCATGGCTCTCGTTCTACTGGCTCAATTCCTTTCATGCATGTAGTTGATTCACAGATGTTAGCCTTCAATCAAGGCACTACAAGACGTGGTAGCTATGCAGCTTACATGGATATAAGCCATCCGGAGATTGAAGAGTTTATAAACATGAGAAAAGAGTCAGGTGGAGACATCAACAGAAAGAATCTCAACATTCATAATGGTGTAAACATTACAGATGCTTTCCTTGAAGCAGTAGAAAAGGATGATGATTGGAGATTGATAGACCCTAAAAGTAATGAAGCTATTAAGATAGTAAACGCTAGAGATTTATGGTGGCAAATCATTCATGCTAGAGCAGAGACAGGCGAACCTTACATGGTCAACATCGACACCTGTAATAAATACTTACCTAAAGCACAGAAAGATTTAGGTTTGAAGATAAGACA